TTTCATTCTGTAATCGGTGAGTCCCGTTTGCATTCACATAACATACTTTTGCACCTTCTATTTTAAGTTCCTGATTATTAGGAAACATATATACCCTTGATATTTCATTTAACTCTACTATTTCAACATTTTCTTTACTCATATAACCCTCCATTATTTAATAGCGGCGTTTAAAGGTACGCCGCAAGCCTTATTTTATTATGCAGTTGTACAAACAGTAACAAGGCCTTTTACAACGGTTAATTGAACTATCCCTCCTCCTGTTACAGTTTTATCCATACCAACAGTACCAGTAGTACCTGCATAGTAAGCATCTGCTACAAAACCACCAGTAATATCAACACTACCATTGATAACGAGTTGATCTGCTGATTCATCCCATAACATAGACTTACCGGTTGTGTCCCCATAAAATCTAACATCCATACCCTCGCCGGATTCACCAAATTCAAAAGTACCCGTACTTCCCGGTATTATACAAATAGTCTGCGTACCATCATAAAATTCTAATTTTCCATCTGTCCATCTACTATGTAATGACAATATAATCACATCCTTTCGCTTTTATAAGCGACCCTTCCGAGTCGAAAGAAAGCTATTTTATTTTGTTACAGGCGCACCCTTGACTTGTTTGTCTTTGGGTGCGCTTTTAATTTCTTTTTTAAACTCTTTTTCTTCTGGTTTATTGGATTTAGCATATTCACCAATGCTCTGTTCTACTAATGCTTTGGCTACATCTTTGGTTACACTAATCACTTCGCCAGTCCTATATCCACGCCAGTCATTAAAAAGTTTAACTAAATATTGAGACATTATAACCTCCTTCTTTTATTAATCTATTGCAGTCTGCAATACAGCTTGCGGATATCTTGGCTCACTTAATATAGCCAATACACCAATAAGTTGTACTGCCCCACTACTGGAATCATTAGTTAATACTAATTTAACATGGTCATAAGTCTGATCAGTCGTATCTGCAGCGGCAACAGTTGATGGGTCTACTTCGATAATATAACATCCACCTGCTTTATTGGCAGTCATTGCAAATCCAGCAGAAGTACCAGTTGTAACCAAGTCACTTGGTACATCTCCACCTGAAGTAGCACAATCTGCTACTGCTATTTGTGTCCTATAATTAAATGCTATTGCAGTAGTCGCCCCTGTGCTGGTTTCTCCAGCATATACGGTAATTGTTGGTTTATTAGCAGAAGTAGCCCCTGTTTGTACAATATAGGTTAGCTTTTTATAATTCGCCATATTAACTATATCACTGGCTGTTGCAAGTCCTGTCGTACCAGCGATTTGGACCGGTACAATTACATTTACTATATGATTTATTTCACTCCATAATTGAGACATATTTATTCACTTCCTTTTATTCTTTATTTATTATCTTGCCGCTAAAGTTACGTATGGGCTTCTGGTTACCGTACTAATATAAGCAGTTAGAGTTGAATTCCACATTGGCTGCCCGTCAATCCGATAAGTAAATCTAAAGGTCTGCTCATCATTTGTAAACCTCACATGGATAGAACTTGCAGCATTGATTCCACCAGCCTTTTCAATAATTAGATATTGGCTTAAGTCGAGCAAGAGAATATCGCCTTCAAGACCTAAAGTCTGGCATTGCTCAATTACCTGAATTTGTCTTCCGAATAAAGTCCCATTAGGTACAGAAACTAATCCAGTTGGAGGCATAAATAACGGAACGCCAGCAGTACCAATTTTTAAATTTAATTTCCATATCCAGGGTTCTACATCCTGAATCATGTACCATTTTGCTTTTACTCTATTAGCAGCAGGCATATTGTTATACATGTTCATAACATTGTCAGCAGTAACAGTTGCCGCAGTCTGTCCAGTATCTTTAGTAGTAGACTTTAGAGAAGCACTATTCCTAACTCCTAAAGGCTGACCTGCGCCAGTCCCATTGATTATTGCATCGTCAATCATAAAGGCAAATTCTTCTCCGACACCTTGAGTTGTTAAAGAGGTTAAAGCAGGGGCATCCACCAATAATTCTTCAGTAGCATAATTTAATGCACCTAATTTATTGAGCTTCAAGTCAATTTGTCTTAAATCTACTTTAGATTTAGTTAAGTCTCCACCTTCAGCTACCCAATAACCTCGTATTCCACCCCAACGATAACCAGTTGCACGAGAAGTTTCGTTTAGGGCATTGATGATTAATCTGTTTCCGCCAATAGTAATATGTCTGCAATCCTTTGCCACTATACCGACATCGTGAGTTTGTTTTAGAATTTCAGCCGAATATTCCGGACTGACCAAGAATCCACCTTCTGCACCCACTAATTCATTTGCACCAGATATAGCTTTAATTTCTATTAATCTCTTATCTATTTCTCTGTTTGATGGATCATAGGCCTTCTTTACTGCCATAAGTTGTTCGCCAAAAGAATCCCATTTTGGCTCATCTTTCTTTACTTCTGGATCTACTTTTTGCATTTTGTTCTCTTGTGCTTTTGTTAACTTTTCTAATTTTTCATTAAGCTCTTCCATCATAGAGCCCTTGATTTTTTCAGCAATCTGTCCAAGCTTTTCGTCGCTTAGCTCTGTATTGCTTTTTATTACAGTTATTAATTCTTCCTTTGTCATTGCCATATTCCAACACTTCCTTTCTTGTTTGTTTTTCAATTATTCATTATCTCTAATGGAATATGTTTCTCTACCTGATATAACTTGTATATCTCCAGCTAAAACCTGTATTTCATCTGATAACGTAATAAAAGTTTTATTTTATTACATGACCTTTCCGGTCAATCTCTTAAAATTATCATCAATATCTTGTTTGATATTCTTACTCACATTTTCAACACTTCTATTAATATGAGATTCTAAAGCTGAATGGATTATTTCAACCAGTTCTTTCTCGTCAATATCAAGTGCATCACTTTCTTTTTCGGCTTCTTTTTCTTCGATGTCCAGACCATCATCTTCTATTTCTATCTCTTTACCTTCCTCTGTGGGTTCAGCAGTTTCGGCAGAATCTAATACCTTTTGAATTTTAGCTTGGGCATCTTTTAAATCTTGTTTATTTATTCTGTTCAAGACTGCACCAGCTTTTAGTTCTATTTCAGCTAACTTTGCTTTCAGTTCTTTGCTTTCCTTAACGATTTCATATACCTCATTAATACTAAAGCCCTTACTCGGTTCTTCTTTTTGTTTCTCTTCTTGAAATGGCATTGCAGGTTTTGTATTACCTACTTTTGCAATATATTTAATCTCATCTTCGATATCTTTAATGGTAAATTCTTCCTGTTCTAAATTATCTAAAGTTACCTCTTCCATTCCTTCGTAATAACTTGATATATTTTTGCCGTGATCTGCCATCCACTTTTTGGCACGTTCCATTGTCCATTTGGATTTATCAAACATGAAGGAAATTATCTTTTTGCAGTCAATACAATATTTACCTTTAATTCCTTTTTCTGCGTCAATATCCATTGTTCTTATTTTGTGTCCTTCGTGCTTACCTTCTTCACCTTTAGCTGGTAAGTGAATATAATCTTCGGTTTCTTCTGGCTTGGTAACGGTGTCTTTTTCTTCTTCACCTTCAATAACGTTTCTATTATCTTCGCCCCAATCACATTTAGTGCAATGAACATGTTTACCTTTTTCTATAATCTTGAGAATTCCACCACATTCTGGGCAAACTTCTTCTGCTGGGTCAATGGTCTCTACTTCCTTTTCTATCTCATCTATAATTTCATTAACGCTTTTATCTTCTTCTTCATCGGTTATTTCGATATTTAAATCATCTATCAATTCTTTCGATTCGATTTTAAGCCCCTTACCTACTGCGATATTTAAAGCTGAAATATTTGAGGCAACGGGCACATCCGAATGTTCAAGAAGTAGCCATTTTGTATAAATTCTTTTTGCCTTATTAAATACTTTTTCGTTAATGTTATATTCCGATTTAATACTTTCACCCACACTATCCCAGTCCTTATCTTCTGGCTTGATAGATTCCAAAGGTATAAAGCCGATTGAACTTGTATTAAGAAACTTTTCTTTCACCAGGTTATAAACATCGTTTGCTAACTGATGTTTTGCATACACCGTTTTGGCAAGCCACCCCTTGCCTTGCACCAACTTAATCCAGATATCCTTCCCGATTGGAAGACCATGATAATCATGAGCATATAGCACGGTTGGGCTTTTCTTAAAATCATTGACCTGGCCACCACTGGGCAGGACTATCTCGTTATCCCTGTCTACATCCGCTGTATTGATATATCTAATTGCTGCTCTTTCGCCATCT